CTAATGAGTCTATTGACGCCCGTGGGGGAGACGCGCATAACATGCGCTCCCCCCCGGGCTATAGACTCATTAGCTACTTGAGGAGGGTGGAAGCCTTTAATCCACCCTGTTCTCACAATGTATTTACATAAATAATTTTATTGTTTGAACTATATATGAAGGTAATACACATGATAATAATATTGGTATTCCTTTATATGCTACTTTCGGCATTACTCTTCTAACTGCCTCAATTAGTACTCCTTGTCTGCATCTATTACACATTATATATTCCTTATATAAGAAATATATTATTGTATTTTTCTATATTTTAGTCAAAATCTGCCGGAATTTGTGTTATAATTACATCCAAAGTGGTTGGATTTGCAAAATTTCCACCAGTTAACTGAATTTGTGCACCAACACCACCTACAGGATTTATAGTAAAAAATCCAACTGTAGTTGTATAATTCAATCCAACATTTGTAAATACATCTAAATAATTTATTGAATCATTAATCAAAATATTTAATGCTGTAGCTCCAGTTAATGGAGTAAAATCTGGTCCTATCCATCCAGCTGGATCTCCACTTATAGCATACAAAATCTGTACTTTACCATGAAATGATGGATCAAAAGTGATCAAATCAGTAGCAACAGTTGTAAAGTTGTCAGATTGAGCAGTCAATGCTGCATCTGTTCCAAAATATGCAATTGGAGCAGCTATACTTATACCTGTAGTAGCTGTCCAATGGTCAGCAGCTGCACCAGAATCCTGTATTAAAATTGGTTTAAACAATACACAATCATATGACACATATAGCTCTCCAACAGTCTCACTTGCATTAGGCATTCCGACTGTAGCTAATGAGAAATTACCAAGTTGTGACCATCTTAGATCATTATTAACATTACTAATACCTGGTCTTTGATTATAAAATATTCCATTAGATGGTGTCTGAGATGCATCACATTCTACTGGAAATAAACAACTTTGGCTCGCTACTGTACTTTGACCGAAGGTTGATGCCTCCATCTGTTGCTTATTCGCATATGGAGCAGCTAAAGAATTGAATTGGGTTGCTCCTACAACTGTTCCCAATTGACCTGTCGTTGACAATGATCCACTTGAAGTAATATACTCAAATACTAACCCTTCAAATGCAAATTCTTCAAAGTTAACAGCTAACTGTGACAAATATGGGAATGTCTGTTGATCGGATGCCGATAAATGATAAACTATCGGAAGAAATTGTCCAGGAGTCGCTGAACTTATTACATCAGTAATAAACTCCTTATGTCTTATCCTTATTGATCCATCACCCATTCGACTAGTAAATTGAGGAATACTATCAGCAGATATAGTATTCTTCATCACCTTATATGATCCAAATCCTGTCAATTTGGATATCATTGAACCAGCTGATGAACCGATACCGGCTCCAATTCCTGCACCCAAAGGCCCACCTAAGTAGCCACCTATGGCTCCACCCAAGTATTTACCTACAGGTGAAAAGAATTTAGATGGCTTAGATCTAGCTACTTTTCTTCTCTTAGGTGCAGCCTTTTTCTTTTTTGGATAACCTATCTTTTTTCTTGGCATTATATATAAGATTTAGATTATTTTTTTTTTAAAATAACCAATCATCTTCTAGTCTAACCCCAGCAGGCGGTGGATTAAATCTATATTTTAGAGGACCACCTCTGCTAGAGGGATAATTATATCCCTCTCTGGGTAAATAGTCTGGCCAATCTTCTTCAAGAAGACCTGTATGTATATACGACCAATCCATTTGGCCATAAAATCTAGCCGTCGCGGCTATATCCTTGGGATCCCTAGATCCATTTAAATATCTCCGTGAAGCTTCATATAATTTATCCCACTCAGTCATATAAATATATTATAGAAAAAATTATTTTCTCTTATATGTATATGAAAAGAAGGACGCTAAGGACGCCAAGGACGCCAAAAAATAATATAATGTTATCACCGTCAGGTGATATACAACCACCGTCAGGTGGTATAAATCCACCGTCAGGTGGTATAAATCCGCCGTTAGGCGGTATAAATCCACCGACAGGTGGAAATAAATCGCCGTTAGGCGATATAAAACCACCGTCAGGTGGTTTATTATCTTCACCGTTAGGTGAAGATTGTGCTTTTATATGGCCTGATTATCAATATACTTTTGATAGTGATGATAATAAAAAGGCGTTTAGAATAAACGCTAAACGGTTGTTTATAACCATCAAAAGTCATGTTGGACAGGAGTATATTGACTATATTAACAGTAAATTTCCTATAAAAGACTACTTTTATGGTCATGAAACTGGTAAGGAAAATGAGTATGATCACACTCATCTTGTTATTGCCTTCGAAAAAAAAGTTAATATAAAAGATCCTAGATCACTAGATTTCAACAATATTCACCCTTCTATAGAGAAGGTTAAAAATTGGAAATCTTCTATAAAATATGCCGCTAAAGACGGCAAATATTTTACAAATATGAGTGATCATGCCATCAAATCCCTTCTTGCTGATAACTCTAATGCCTCTCTCGAGGACACTATAATTGCTATCAACTCATCAAAAAACCCTACTGAGGCCTTCATTAAATGTGCTAAAAATCTTAAGGATATTGTGCCCATTGAACGAATTTTTGCTAACAAAAACTTTGTGATTGATAAGCAATTATTGGATAAATACACCTCCTGTACATATAATGATTGGCAAGCGCAGATCAATGATATGCTACTTGAAATCCCTAATGACAGGACAGTAAACTGGATAGTTGACTTAATTGGTGGTAGTGGTAAATCATTCTTTTCAAGAAAATTCAGATTTCACCACTCTGATGAATGTATTGTGATTGGATCTACTGGTAAACCGGCTGACATTTCTGATATTATAAGAAATTGGATGACTCAAGGAAACATACCTAAATATGTTATTATTGACCTTCCGAGATCGTATGAAGACAAAGATTCTATCTATACTATCATCGAAAACGTAAAGAATGGTTTACTTACTTGTACTAAATACAAGGGTCAAATCCTCGAGTTCATGTCGCCACATGTATTAATCTTCTCTAATTGGTTCCCTAAAGTAGGTAAACTGTCTAGAGATAGATGGAATGTATTACATCTCCTTTCAGGTAAATTGCATCCTATGGACGTCAATAATGTAATAAAATACATGCAGGAATTGCAGAGAGTTGATGATGATTAACACTTAACATAATAAACTCTCTTCATGCTTTCTTGGTAACATTATCAAGAAAGCATGCAATATATATTTTTATGATTAAATTTTTGTGACCGTCTATAGTCAATGGCTATGCCGATATAGCATAGGCCGGCGGTGCCTGGCCACCGGCCTATCTACATTCCTAATGAGTCTATTGACGCCCGTGGGGGAGACGCGCATAACATGCGCTCCCCCCCGGGCTATAGACTCATTAGCTACTTGAGGAGGGTGGAAGCCTTTAATCCACCCTGTTCTCACAATGT